TAGAGAATGACACGGCAGAAGACGTAGCCTTGCTAGAAGCAGCGGCGGCGGAAAATGAAGGTGTAGGACGGTTGCCAGAATAAGCGGGAGCGTTAGTGCCGCCTACTTCCAACCAGCTTGCATGGGAAGCCTGTGTATCAGCGACTACAGCAGTGCCTGTACCCTTTAAGCCCATCACAACTGCGCCAGCGGCTGAGTTGCCAAGGATAGTATCCAAGGTCAAGTTCTTACCAACAGTCGTTACCAAATTCTGGATAGGTTCATCCCATTTGATAAAACCATCAATGCTGTAGCAAATAGCGTGGTATGTACCATTGATAGCCATCTCATCAGAGGGCATGGTGTTGTATTTTGTGATTGCGGCTACTTGGTCGGTAGCTGTGATTTTGTCCAAGCTCATGTGAGGCTCCTTAATTAGAAGAACGGATCAATGCTGCTGTCGCCGTGTTAGCAGGCATTGTGATGGTGAAATTGGTGGAGGTTTTGTCAGAACCAAAGTCCAACACAGCAATGGATTTATTACCTTGCGTGACGTTATAGATCAACGCACAACGAGCCGTAACCGATGCGTTAAACACTACATCAGCAAAGTCTACATAAGCCGTAGAGCCAGACGAGTTAATGGTTACACCAGTCAAGGCCACCCCGCCTGCAACGTATCCTGTACCCGTCACCTCTGCGGTGGTTGTGTAAACAGTAGTTGCCTCGTTTAAATCAGCATTGGCCGTGTACAGGGCAATCTTTAACGTATCCGTGGATAGGTTGTGGACTGCCGTGTATAGCTCTGTTTTGAAGCTGGTTGTTTGGGTTTGTAAGATGTAACTCATGCCACAGGAACCCTAATCTGACCATCACGGTAAGCGTCAGCACGTTGTTTGCCGTCACCCAAGTTCTTGAGAAGCGCAATAGCCTGAACGTACCGTTCTTGGTACGTCTTGTACATACCGTCTTCCGGTGCGCTCTTCATGTATGTTCCGGCCTCGCACAGCGTGCCGTACAGCAATGCAGAGTCAAAGTTATCACCCAGCCATGTGGTTGTGGTGGTGCAGATAGACTCTGGATAGTAATAGTAGTGCAGTTCAGCGTAGTAGTTGGCATTTGGCGTAGGGCCAAGGATGAACGACAACTCATTCACATTGGCTGACTGTGGGCCAAAAATGGCATAGTGCTTAGGCTCAGATGCCACCGCGCTCAATGGATACGCTTCACGGACAAAGTTTACATCCTTGTTCAGGAGGTACAGGTAGTCACCCTGAAAGACTACAGCACCGTTTACCGTGCCGCTATTGGCTACAGTTAAGGTGACCGTAGTCCCGCTGATGCTACGAACCAAAGCGTTAGTGCCAAGGTTTGTGCCAGTTACTTGCTGGCCAACGGCAATCCCTGTGGCACTAGCCACGACAATAGTCTTTGCGCCTGACGTGCCAGTGGCTGTAGTTGCGTTGTACGGGTATATGGCAAGGCTGTATACCGACAGGAAGTCTTCTGGACAGGCCAAGTACTTATTGCCGGTAGACAGTACACCCGTGACATTCTTACGCAAGTTGGCAATCTGCACCGTGTTATAGATGCGCTGCTCCGCCTGCTTGATCATTGTATTGATCGTGGTCGTGTCAAACGTGTTCTGCGTGTAATCCTGTACCGCAGCCACGAGTTGGGCGTATGTCATTGCCATCGTTTAAACCTTAGGCCATTGGGCCACGAGCCATCAAACCTTTGGTAGCTGCACCAGTACCACGGATTTTGATGCCAGATGTCTTGACTGCTTCATTACCAGCCGAACGGCTGATGTTGCCTACAGACATATCGACATTGGCTGCATTGCTGCGGTTAGGGCCACTGCCGGGCGTAGAAGAAGCTTTCACTTCTTTGCCAGACATAGTGTGTGGCTTGGCATAGACTTTGGCATCGCCAACTTCTTTGCCCATCATCTTTTTGCTGAATGTAGCCATGATTAGCCTCGCTTCTGTGCTGCAATTTTTGCCAAACCACGTCCCATAGACTTCATGTCGGCGTTGGTTTTGCCCTTACCTTTGCCTTTGCCGCCCATCATTTCTTTCTGAGTGGGGCCGCTGTTGCCAAGGTTTGTGCCTTCGGTTTTGCCCTTTTTGGCAATGCCGTCTGCTGATCGTGTGTAAGCCATGTTTAAACTCCTTAAGATATTACAAAACAATTTGATTTTTGCAAGTTTTCTAATCCCGGTATTACCCGCAAATTATGGGGCAAATGCAACCCAGACACAAGTTTTCCTTGCAACGGAACGATGTGATCTACATGCCAAGGGAATTTAAAAATTTGAGTCCTTATCCTTGCTAATTCGTAAGCTTCTTCTACCATCCATTGATCGTCATTAGTGAACCAAATTGGCGTGCGTAAAATTATGGCCGCTCTGCGTTTAGCGTCCATAGCTGCAACTTTGCTTGGATTTTTTAATTTCCAATTTTTATTTTTTTGTTGGACTTTAGTTTTGTGGTTGGTATACCTATTGATGTCAGACGTTTTGCGATACGCCACAGACAATTCAGGATTTTTTAATATCCATTGTTTTTTGCGGGCGTTGTCGCAAACTTTGCAATGGGATTGATACCCATCTTTACTGTTTACGGCTTGTTTATAAAACAAATCGCGCGATTTAACGGTTTGGCAACGAGTACAGGTTTTCATGATATTGTTACCGTTCCAACCAAAGTTGTAGCAACAAGATAGTTAGGTGTTAATCCTACATCAAAATTACTTGCACCGCCTACGGGCAGCCAGCCCCACTGAATATCCCTCGAACCGCCTGAGGTGTACCCATTGACGTTTACACCTGAGGTGACATACGTTGTATCCCTACGCGGGTTGCGTAGAGCTTGCGGATCATCCACTGGGAATGTTCCAAGCATTAACTGCGGTTGGTCTGGATCCCAGCACTCTGGGCACACCAGCAACTGATACTGGCGCTGCTTAATGACTTCAGTCTTAAGCTTCTTTAACTGGTACTGTTGGCCGCACCGATCACACTCAGCAATCGCTATCTTGCCGGATGCAAATCGGTTACCCATTACATACTCCCACCAATGAACATCTGACGGGGCACAAACCGAATTGCGGCTTTTTCCCTGTCTTCACCGGCTGCCAGATCAAACTGCTCGTTGTATGCAGCTTTGAGCATCTCAAGGCGAGGCATCAATTCAGGCACTTTCATGGCAATGTGGTACGCCAGACCAGCCACAAGGCAGGGCAGAAAGCGGAAGTTCATGTCGGCTGCTTCTACACCAGCGCCAGCATCTTGCACTCGGCGCAGCCTCCAATACACAAACTGGTATGGAGTGCTGTTATCAGGTGTTGGCCAGACAGTTACCGCAGGAAGTTGAGGAATGAACACCGCAGTGCCATCAGCCTGTGAGGCGGCAGTTGTGTTGTTCTGTCCACGGAATACACCACCAAGGGTATTCCCTGAGATGTACGTGTAATAGATGTCTTCTGTGTTTAAACGCAAGAAACCTGATCCGGCTAACCCAACCACCGTGTTAAGCGTGATCGTGGTATCCGTGGAGGAGATGGCTCCAACCAAGACTGCATCTGTTGGGTTAACTTGTCCAGAAAGCCGCTGAACCCACACTTGGATTGGACGGGCTTGTTGAAGTTTGTTCGGAATGGTCGCATAAGTAGAAACACTGATACGGGTGATTGTGAGGTCAGCCTGTGTAGAAGATGAGTTCTGGCCTGTACGGATCACTTGCTCTAACAGATCGATTGTGTCTGTAGGCAAGGCGTATGTAGATAGACCCGGAGTCAGGTTGATAAAGCCCTGCTCCATCGTCCACATGTTGATGCCACGGTTCTGCCATTCAATGGTCATCAGGTTCATTGATCTGCGTGCTGTACGCAAGTCATAGCCTGAACGCATCTCCCTGCCCGCACGCTCCCATGCTTCCTCGGCAATTTCCGTGAAGTCAAGATTAAAGAGGGTGGAGCCGGTAGTTGTCATTTTTTAGCAGTCTTTGCAGAGTCAATAAAAGCCTGAGCAGTGGGAGCACCCTTCTGTCCGGGCTTACGCATCTTTTCTTTAGACCCAGCGGCTATGCGCTGCTTCTTTGCGTGGATGTTGGCATAAAGGCCAACAGGCCCACCTTCAGCGTACTGAGTAAAGTCAGTGTTATCCCGACGGGCCTTCCTGACACCCTTGGGCATTTTGCTGGGGAGCATAGCTCCCATGCCACGGCTGGCAATCATACAAACCTGCCTCGTGTCTTGCCTTTGGTAGCAATGCCATCAGCCCGCTTAGAAGCAGAAGAGACTGACCCTCCACCGGCATAACCTTTAACATCTTTACGAGCTTTCATTTGGGCTTTATCGTCCATGCTCGTCATTCTGTTTGAACCAAAAAATTCCCCAACTGATCGAATTTTGTCGCCAATATTATCAAGCCCTTTATCAAGACTCTTGTTTATTCCATCAGGATTTAATATTTTTTCACGTTCATATTTTTTAACAGACTGATCATAAACAGCTTTAGATTTGGCGTTGTCTCTAGCTTGGTTTGCGGCATCTAAACTTGCTTGCCGTCCAGCAATTTCGCCTTGCTTTTGTTTACGGTAACTATCAAAGTCACCAGTTGTGGTATCAGGTTCAGGCATCGCTTTATCAAAAGCAGCACCAGCTTTTTTCCTAGCTTTTTCGTCAGCTACGTCTTGTGGGGTTTTGTACTCAATGTCAGCCATGATATTCCTTAGCAGATTTTGCAACGAGTCTTGCCTTTGGTGGCAATACCGTCAGCACGTTTAGACGCAGATGAAACCATTCCACCGGAGGCATATTTCTTCATCTTGCCACCACGCTTGTAGCCGATTGCGCCGCCTGTGGTGTCAGACTCATCCAATCCCTTCTTGGGCTTCTTAACAAAGTCAGACTTCATTAACTTGTCGCGGGCTTCATTAGCTCTTGCATCTTCTCTGGCCGTACCAGTCAGACTGCGGTAAGACGTAGACTTAGGCACTACGTCTGTTACATCAGATGACTTGGTTGCAGTGCGTGGGCCTTCCAAAAGCTTCTTAGGTGGGTTAGTACCAAGTTCTTTAAGGTATGGCGACTTTTCAGCAGCCTTTGTAGCACCTTTAAACATTTTGCCCAGCTTGCTACGCGCCAACAAAGCGGCAGCAGCGGCGGCTGCGCCACCACCCATCATTAAAGCGCTTGGATCGTCGGCCAGAGCAGCTTTAGCGTTGTCCCGCATGGCTGGAATGTCCATAGAGGGCTTGGTAGGAGCGGCTGGCGCAGGTTTGTTACGGCCTTCATTGCTGTAGTTTGTATTCAGCGAAGGCTTGTTAATTAAGCTACTGCGATCAGGGCCAGTATTACGCAACGGCGGAACTGGCGTGGCAGTGGGTTTAGCGGGCAATGTAGGCTTGGTCATTACCTGACGTGTAGGCTTGATTGTCTCGCTTGTGCCAGCAGCGCCAGCGCCAGTGCTAGAACCGTAGTCTGAATACATGTCATCAGACAAAGGACGTGAAGATGCAGCGGGTGCAGCAGGGGCTGCGGGCATAGGCTGATTAACAGATACCGACTCACCGCGATCACGGCCACGGCCAGCACCAAAGCGGTTGTATGCTTCTGTGCCGGGCTGATCAATGTTACCTGCGCGGATACGCTCAAAGAAGCCGACGGGAGCTTCTTTGTTGGATATGTCTAAACCACGCTGTTTAGCCATCGCCTCTTCAACGCTGCCACCTTCGTCGTAGCGTTTAAACTTCTTCATGGGTTTTCTAGTAGCCATATCCGCTCCTTAGCAGGCGTATCCGCCCTTGTTCATGGTAATCATTGTGCCCTTGGTTTTACCCTTAGAAGCACATCCGTCTGCTGCACGGGTGTAACCACCCTTTGCAAGTTTGGTCATGGGCTGGCCTTTATGCAGGCGGCTCTCGTGTTTGTTCACGGCCTTTTGCATCATGGACTTGTCCATCTTTACGTCTTCATGTTTCATAGCGCCACCTTGTGCAAATTTACGGCCTTTATCAGCCGCTGAAAAGTCTTTGCCCACTGACATGGGCACTCCGGTCTTCT